CAGTCGCAGCTTGCTCATCAGCTCCAGGCTCGACACGGCGATCACCGGGCGCGCGGCGAGGCGCAGCTTGGCGGCAACCCACGCATAAAGCAATGCGTGGTGCATGTGGTCGATCTCGACCTTCGACTTGACCCACTGGTACGCGTCTGTGTCTGGCGCGTTCGCGTTGCCCGCCAGCCGCACGCGGCGCATGTCGCGCATGTGGTCGCGGAACTCCTGCCGGTCCTCGTCAGGTTGCATCGGGTCGTTGCCGATCAGGCCGGCGCGGATGTCTTCCATCAGGAAGTCGAGCGCGATGTTCCGGTTGACGTTGATCTGCCGCTCGTCGAAGAGGGCGTCCCTCCGGTCCTCTTCCTCGTCGAGCATCCGGTACGGCCGCATGCCCTTGGCCTTCACATAGACCGACGCGTAGAGGTTCTTGTACTTCTGCTGCATGCGGTACACCGTCTCGGTGTACGGCTGGCTGTCCATTACCATCGCGATCGGCTTGCAGCGCTTGACGATCTTGTCCAGCTCGGCGTCCAGCTCCTTGTAGTTGATACGGTGCACGCGACGCTGCATCAGGTGGTTGCCCGCGTCGATGTAGCACTCCGACACGTGGCAGGTCGTGCCCATGTCGATGCCCAGCACGCTGCCAACGAGCCCCGGCAGGTAGACCATCTCCATGAGGTCGATGTCGGCTTGCTGGATGCCGCTCAGCTCGTCCTCGTCGGTCTGCCCGAGGCCGAAGTTCTTGAAGTCGGTCAGCCGCTTGTAGCCCGTACGCGAGAGCAGCAGATCCTGCACGCTGATGAAGCCTGGCGCGTCGAAAGGGGAGAGCTGCGTGCCGTCGGCGTTGTGCTGCTCGTCCGGGTTCTCGCAGACCCACTCGCGAAAGTCGAGTCTCAGGTCAGGACGCTTCTTGCACTTTGGGCAGGCGAGGTAGGCCTCGCGCCAGCGCGTGCGTGGCAGCTTCGTCTTGTCCAGTGAGAAGACGTCGCCATGAAAATCGGGGACAACCACGTGGTCCTGGTAGCTCGGGATGAACTGGTGGTTGCAGTGGCAGCAGCGGACAAAATTAAACCAGCGATTGCTGTTCGCAAATTCATCGTCGATCCCGTAGCGCGGCACGGTCGGCGTGCTCGTCTTCATTTTCCATTTGAGCTTCGAGTGCGTCAGGCGCGACTGGAAGCTGGTGAGGGCGTCCTGATCGGAGAAGTCGACCTCGTCATGCAGCAGCATGTCGGCCGGTACCGAGATCGCCGCGTTCTGCGTGAATGTGCCGCGGATATAGAGCAGCGACGAGCCGATCTGCTTCAGCTCCGTGCTGTCGTTGTTGCCGACGACGGCCTCCCGTAAAGGCTCACTTTCGCGGATCACCGGGTCGATCCGGGTCTTCGCGAACATCGAGGCGAAGTTCGAGGTGGGCAGCGTCAGGATCGCGGAGAAGTGCGGGATCATGTAGCACAGCGAGAGCACGCGCCGCACCTTCAGCTCGCTGATCCCGAGTTGCGAGCACTTCTTCGTGTACTGCTCGGGCTTGCGCGAGGCGAGGATCTTCAGCTGGTACTCGTGGTCGACGAAGCTGTAGTTCTTGCCGTTGATGTAGGTGTTTTCTTCGATCCACTTGGGGACCGCGTCGTGCGAGAAGCTCGTGCCGACCGCCGTCTGCAGGCGGTCGAACAGGCTCGACTCATCCATCACCCATTCGGTGTTGGCTTTGCGACCGCTGGGCATCAGGAGTCCTCAGTTTTACGGACGTCGCGAACCGGGCGCGGCGTGAAAAAGATCGCGTACAGGTACCAGCCGATCAAGAGGGGGTTCATCTCGTGTCTCCATCGAGGGGGATGGCGCACGGCCCGCTGTGTCCTTTCTCGCGGCGGCATGCCTGCGAACGGAAGCAACCCTCCGTGGGCAGTATCCGGTCCTCATCGGCGCCGACGAACTGCGCCAGCGCGGCGGCCCTTTCTCCGGGCGGGGTCACGTCACCGCGCCGCTTGCCGAACCGCGTCCAGTAGCTGTCTTCCATCTGCTTGACGCGGCGCTTGAGGACCACGTAGCGGATCTCTTCGAACGCGTCCTCCGCATCCGACAGGTGCTCGGCCAGCGTCTCCGGATGCTCGTAGCGCGCCGCGAGGATGTTGGCCAGGTGGTCTTCGAGCCGCCGCCGGTAAACACGCTCGCGTGCGAACAGGAACCCGATGTAGCCAAAGGCGAGCGAGTAGAAGATACCGAGAACCGTGGTCGAGTTCATATTGACCCCGCAGATTTATTGGGAGTCCGAAGTTTACCGCTTCTCGCAGCGGAATGCGAGGCTGCGCACGAGCACCTGGGGCGTGGCCGAATCGGACGTGATCTTGCAGCGAGGGCGGTAGACCTTGCCCTCGAAGCCGCCCGAGTAATAGGCGGTGACCGCGCGACCGTCGCTGCTGTCGCTCACCTGCACCAGCTCGGCAGGCTGCTCCAGCACGTAGTTCGCGATGCTCTCGTCGGGCGCGAGCAGGGCGGAAAAGTCGAACACGTAGTAGGTGGTCTCGGCCGGATCTTTCGGTTCGAGCATGATGGCGGTGTCGTTGCTCACTGGAATCTCGCTCTGCTGTTGCGTGGTCGGAAGTTGCCTGCGCTCTTGCGCGCGGGGAACGCTACCCGGTTCGGGTCGTTGACGGGTTCGTCCGGTGCAGCGGCACCCGATCTTGAGCGACCGCGCGAGATACCGGCGCGCGCCACGAGCACCGCGCTCGACGTCGAGTGCACGGCGGCACTGCCCTGACTGGTACCGCGCCGTGCGACGGGCTGGCCCTGTGAGGCGCTGCCTGCGCTCGCGGTACCGGACGCTGTCGCGCGGCGCGCGGCGGCGCTGGCGCTCGATCTGGCTCGCGCGGCCGCCACGCCGTGCGCAACCTGGGGCGCCACGTGGAGCGAACCCGCCGAGTGCGAGCGCGCTGCGCTGTTGCCCTGCGCTGTGGCGGCGCTTGCTGCGAGCGCGCCCTGCGCCGAGCTGTGCGCTTGCGAGGTACCGCTCGCCGTGCCGCGCGTGGCCGTCAACGTGCCGCTGGACACGCGCGGGGCGAGTGGCACGAGCACAGGCAGGCCGAACGGCGCCGGCCCCAGCAGCGAGAACACCGCCTCGGGTGACGCCGTCACCGCGCGCGCTTCAGCCGTCGTCAGTGGCCGGTTCCATGCAATCGCCGCCAGTACGTTGCCCGTGAAGCCGAAGCCCGTCGAGTTCGCGTAGTTCATCAGGCACAACGTCGCCGTGCCGCCCACCGTGAATGAGTTGCTGCTGTACTGGTCGCCGTTCACGAACGCGGCGTAGACCCCGAGCGCGGCATACAGCCCGTTTGCGACGGCCACCGGCCCATAGTCGACGGCCGAGTTGCTGACGGCCACGTTGCCACCGTTGCAGCCGATCCACGGCGTGCTGCCGCCCGTCTTGTCGTCGATGGACGCGGCCACCACCAGCCCGCCCGGTGCCGGATTCGGCACGCGCATGAGCACGAGGATCGTGTAGCCGTTGTCGGTGACGATCGCGCCCTTGCGGCCCTGCAACCGCATGAGTCCCGAGAACGCCTGACCTGCGGGGTCGAGCTTCGTCGTGGCCGTGCCGTACACCGCCGTGTAGGTGCTCGGGTCGCTCGGCACGATGATGTCCGCGAGCCCGGCAAGCAGCGGGTTGCTGCGGTCGGGCTGGATCGCGCCCGTGGGGGCGCGGCCCTGACAGGCATCAGGCCACAGCCACTGCGCGAGATCCGGGCGCGCACCCATTTACGGCGTCCCCGGCGACCACGGCTGCGCGGTGAGCGTCCAGCCCGCGGCCAGCGTCTGCGCGGTGTTGTTGTTGTAGAGCCAGTAGTCGGCATCCGGGTCGAGCGGCACGGCGTCAGCCGACATCACCCAGCCTGTTGCCGCGTTGCCTGCGCCGGGCGTGGGGCCGAGCGGGTACACCTGCAGCGGCACCATCGACGCGTTGACGGGCGTGGGGCCTGGGTTGCCTGCGAAGTCGCGCGGCACCTTGGCGATCTGGAGCGAGCCCTGCACGGGCGCCGCGCCGAACGTGACGCCCGTGAGCCGGAAGTCGGCCAGCAGCCAGTTGTTCGTGTTCTGGATGCGCAGCCTGTCGGCAGCGTTCGCGTAGGTGCTGGTGGCGATGGCGTTCGCGCCTGTGACGGCGACGTTGGTCCCCGCGATGCGCTCGATGGGCGTGGTCATGGCGACCTCAGTTCGGGTTCGTGAGGGTGAGGGACGTGACCGAGATCACCTGGTTCTGCGCGATGTTCGGGTTGTCGATCGTGATGTCGCCGCCACCGCCCGTCTGCGTGAGCCCGCCGTCGACCACGCGCGTGCCGTCGGCCTTGGTCAGGCTGAACCACGTCGCGTTCTTGCCGCTGGCCGCCGCTGCCTTGCCTGCGCCGTCGGCGATAGCCGCCGCTGTCAGCACGCCGTTCACCGATGCGGGGCCCACCGCTGCGCCGAGCGCGAACTGCACGAGCAGGTTCTGCGTGGTGATCGCGACGGTCGGATCGTTCGGCTGTGCGCCGTCGTAATAGTTCAGGAAGCCGTTCGCGCCGACTTCCGTCGTGATCGCGTCCTGCTGGCGGTTCTTCAGGCCGGGGGAGTATTTGAGCGTCGTCATGGTCGCACCTGTCTGGTTTGGCGCGATTATGCAGGACTGCTGAGCAATAGTCGACAATGAAAGGCCACCTTCGCGGCGGCCGATTTTACATAAAGCGAATTATCAACGTCAGCGCAGGAAGTGCTGGAGGATGCCGAGCGCGAGCACGATGCTGAACGCTGCGCCCCATATCGTGTTTTTGAGTTCGGAGACGGCCAGCTTCAGTTCCTGCTTCGTGACGAGCTGGTCAATGGCGGCCTCGTTGATCCCGATCATGCTAGAAACAGCTCCTGCTGGTCTGGAGGGTCGAGCGGTTCGTTGCCCACCAGAACGCGCTCGTCGGGCGCGGCAACGGGGATCTGATGCAGCGGTTCGTGGTTGTCCACGACGCCCGGGTCTTGCTCATCCTCACGCACCGACACCGCCGCGTAGAAGCTGGCGAACCGTTTGCCGCGTTCGCCTTGCCAGTAGACGCGCGAGTTGATCCGGTACGCGTTGGTCGTCCCGACCTTGAGCACCTCGACCCAATTGCCTTCGCGTAAGATCACGAGCGCCCGCTTGACGCTGCGCTCGACGACACCCAGCTCTTCGGCAATGGCCTTATGGCTCAGAACGACCGCGTTTGTGCGGCTCATCTTGCTTGCCAGCAAGTGCAGCATCCCGGCTGCGACTGGGTGCTTGACGGTGAGTTGCGTAATAGCGCGCAAGGTCTTTTTCTCCACTTGAAGCCAGCCACCCAAGTCAGGCTTGTGTGTCTCGGGCGTCCCCAATTCGGGCAAATTCGCGTTCCTCACCTGCTGCATCCTGTCACATAGAAGG